AAGATTGAACTTAGACAAGTCAAGAGCTCTTATGAACCAAGAACATCAACAAGATAGGCTTGAACAAAACGAAGAACTAGCTGAATTGAGAGCAGATACTAGTTTAACTAAGACACAAATGGGGATCGATAGCAAAAGATTCGATTTTGGTAGAAATTTTAAAAAAAAGTAGATATAATAATTAACAAGGAGAAAATTATGGATAAAGATTGGCAAAAAGGATCTGGATTTGTTAAAGAACCTAAAATTACAAAAGAATTAGGTGTTGGCAAAGATGGATATCAAACAGGCGGCGTTACTATCGAAGCTACAAACCCTAACGAATCTCAAACGATTACTGTTAGAGGTACGAAGCGTATGAGAGCTGATAAAAAACCAGTAAAAGCTACTTGGTACTAGTATGTGGTTCTCGGCAATTAAATTAGCCGTTTCTGCTGGTAGTAAAATTTACGCTAACCGTCAGAAGACGAAGATGGCAATGTCTGATGCACAATTAATGCATGCATCTCGTATGGCTTCTGGAGAAGAAGCTTACCAAGGAAAACTTTTAGAATCGAGAGATTCTGACTGGAAGGACGAGGCGGTATTATTGATACTCAGTTTGCCTATAGCAATTTTAGCTTGGGCAGTGGTATCGGACGATCCGACTGCAATGGACAAAGTAAAACTATTTTTTGAGATGTTTTCAGAACTTCCAAAATGGTTTACAAATTTATGGATACTTGTAGTTGCGAGTATTTATGGTATAAAAGGAACACAAATATTTAAAGGAGGAAAAAAATGAGACAAAACGGAATAAGATCAAACGTAAGATTTCCATATGCAGCTAAAAAAGCTAAAGGTGGAAGTGTTAAAAAACAAGGTGCTAATGATAGATTAGACGAATCTTTAGGAATGAGAGACGGAAAAGAATCTACAAAATCACAAAGTTATAAATCTAGAAGAGATGAATCTAGAGGAGCTAAATAATGAACTCATCAAGAATGAATAGACTTGAAGAACTTGGCCGAGTAGATGCAGAAAAAGCATATACTAAAAAAGGTAAAAGAAATCTTAAAGACGAAAAGAAAAGAATCGTAAGAGGACTTAAAGATGGTGGTTCTATTTCTGTAAGAGACATTAATAAGAATGGTAAAAAAGATGGTTTTGAAATAGCTAGAGCTAAAGGTATGGCTAAAGGTATGGGTAAAAAACTAAAAATGAAAAGTGGTGGATTAGCTAAAAGAGGAAGAGGCTGTGAAGTCAGATAAGAACTGGATTCAAAAAGCAGTTAAGAAACCTGGAGCATTAAGAAAATCTTTAGGTGTTAAAGAAGGTCAAAAAATTCCAGCGTCAAAATTAAATGCTGCTGCAAAAAAAGGTGGTAAGTTGGGTCAACGTGCAAGACTTGCTAAAACATTTAAAGGATTTAAAAAATGATTAAAAAAATTAAAAAACTAATCTGTAAAATATTTAGTATTAAACAATGCGAATGTGAAGAAAAAATTTAATGAGAGCAATTAAAAAAGTTAAACCAACATTAGGTTTAAAAAAAACACAAGAGTATAAGAAAAAACTAAAAATGAAAAGAAGAGGAAAAAAATAATGGCAAAACGTGGACTATACGCAAACATTCATGCAAAGAGAAAAAGAATCGCAGGAGGTTCTGGTGAGACAATGAGAAAAGTTGGAACTAAAGGCGCTCCTACAAAAGCTAATTTTGTAAGATCAGCAAAGACTGCTAAAAAGAAAAAATAATTATGAAAATGCCTAATACAAAATATGACGGAAGTTATATTAAAGGTAATCTAGGTGGAACTAAAGTATCTAATTCTAGTTCAAAAAAATATTACGGAAACATGATCGACGCTCCTGGCTTTGCTAGAGGTGGAGATGTAATGCCAAAAAGAAATAAAAAAAACTTTAGATCTACAAAGTCTGGAGCAGGTATGACCCAAGCCGGTGTCAATGCCTACAAAAAAGCAAATCCCGGCTCTAAACTAAAAACAGCTGTGACTGGTAAAGTGAAAAAAGGGTCCGCTGCCGCTAATAGAAGAAAATCATACTGTGCAAGAAGTGCCGGTCAAATGCGCGACTTTCCTAAAGCTGCAAACGATCCCGATTCTAGACTACGTCAAGCTAGAAAAAGGTGGAAATGTTAATTGAAGCACTAGAAAAAAGATACGAAGCACAAATCTCAGAAGCAGAAGCAACATTAGGAATATATCTAAATCATTCGGTAGGTATTGGAGAGCATCCTCAACACCTTAATGAAATGGACAAACTAATAGAACAAATAGCAACCGCTAAAGAAAAACTTGAAATACTAGAAGACTTTGGGGGAGAAGAATAATGGACGATCTACAAGCGTTACAAAAAATACAAAAACTTTTGAAAGCAGATTTAGAATCTGTTTCAACTGTATTAATATCAGGAGGGGTTGACAAAATAGATAATTACAAGTATCTAGTAGGTCAAGCTTTTACAATAAAAAGAACATTACAGGAAATCTCTAACCTGCTACAACCTAAGGAGCAAAAAAATGAGCAAGGAACAGTTATCGACATCGGAGACGCAAGAATCCGGCCAAATACCAAAAATTAAATTAGCCTTACAGGAAAAATACGAAAAAGAAGCTGAGAAAATAAAGATAAAAGAATCTTTAGAACCAGAAGCTTTACGTCCTGAAACTATGGCACAAGATACCATTGATGAGTTACCACAACCATCTGGTTATAGAATTTTAGTTTTACCTTTTACACCAAAAGAAAAAAGTAAAGGTGGAATATTATTTTCCCAAGAAACTTTAGATAAAGCAAGAATAGCTACAACATGTGGTTATGTTTTAAAGATGGGAGATTTAGCGTACCAAGATAAAGATAAGTTTAAAGAACCTTGGTGCAAAAAAGGAGATTGGGTTATCTTTGCTCGTTATGCGGGTTCAAGATTACCGATTGAAGGTGGAGAAGTGCGAATACTTAATGATGATGAAGTGATAGGGACTATAAAAGATCCTGAATCAGTTCTTCATGTAATATAAACCATAGGAAGGAACTATGCCAGAAATAGATGAAATAAAAAAAGATCTAGTTGATGTAGGCGAAGAAGAAGGTGCTGAAATTAATTTAGATGAAAAAGGTAACCCTGAAAAACCAGAAGTTATCCAAGAAGAAGAAATAGAAGTTGAACAGGTTAAAGAAGAACCTGTTAAAGTTAAAATAGAAGAAAAAACAGAAAAAAAAGAAGAACTAGAACAGTATAGTGAAGGAGTTCAAAAAAGAATTGCTAAACTAACTCGTAAAATGCGAGAAGCAGAAAGACAAAGAGAAGAAGCTTTGACTTATGCTAGATCTGTTAAAATTGAAAAAGAAGCAGCAGTTAAGAAATTATCTAAATTAGATAAATCTTATGTTTCTGAATTTGAAAAAAGAGTAACAACAAATATGTCTGCAGCAAGACAAGCACTTAAAATTGCTATTGAAGCTGGAGATGTAGATGCGCAAGTATCAGCACAAGAACAACTTGCACTCTTAAGTTCTGAATCTGCACAACTAGGTAAATTAAAAACTATTGAAGCAGAAGAAGCAGAGGTATCTAAAAAAGTTAACATAACTCCTCAACAAGCTAGACAACCTAATAACTATAATAATGTTCCAACTGATGCAAAAGCAGAAGATTGGGCATCTAAAAATAGTTGGTTTGGTAATGATTCAGCTATGACTTATACAGCTTTTGATATACATAAAAAGCTTGTAGAAGAAGAAGGTTATGACCCTAAATCTGACGATTACTATGTAGAAGTTGATAAAAGAATAAGAATTGACTTTCCACATAAATTTGGTAAGATGGAAGGAAATACTACAGAAAGAGCAAAACCTGCTCAAACAGTAGCTTCAGCTAAACGTTCAGCTTCAACAGGACGCAAAAAAACTGTGACCCTCTCGCCATCACAGGTAGCAATTGCTAAAAGATTAGGCGTGCCGCTAGAAGATTATGCAAAACAAAAACAACTCACGGAAGGAGAATAAGCATATGGAAAATGATAAAATAAAAACTTCACGTGCGAGCCAAACAAGAGAAAAAACAGAGGTTAAAAAACCTTGGGCTCCACCCTCATCACTCGATGCACCACCTGCGCCTGACGGATACCGTCACCAATGGTTAAGAGCAGAAACTATGGGTTTTCAAGATACAAAAAACATAGCCGCTCAATTGAGATCTGGATTTGAATTAGTGAGAGCTGATCAATACCCGGAACAAAATTACCCAGTGGAAACACAAGGCAAATACGCAGGTATAATCGGAGTAGGAGGCTTATTGCTGGCTAAGATACCAGAAGAGACCGCGCTTCAAATTGAGGCTTATTACGATAGGCAAACAAAAAATCAAGACGAAGCAATTAATAACGATCTCATGAAGGAACAGCATTCAAGTATGCCGATCAATAGTGAACGGCAAACTCGTGTAACTTTTGGTGGTACAAAGAAATAACTATTCATTTAGTAATTCCTACCCACTGATATAACTTAAACAAAGGAAAAAAAATGGCAAACACAAGTACAGTGGGCTATGGATGCAGACAGACTATGACAGTTGGAAATACTCCAGCTACAGGTGGTCAATCTGAGTTCTTAGTTCAAGGCGGAGCAGCTCCTGGAGCTACTATCGCTATATTTAAAGGTGCTCCCGTTGCAATGCAAACAGCAGCTAATGTCCCTGGTGCTCTTGGATTTATTCAAGATCAAACAGCAGCATTAATGACTGATGGTATTGTTGGTGGTAACACATGGGCACATAATACAGCAAACACAAATAAGAGCTTAGGTGTTTTCAACGGCGCAACATTTGTTGACGTAACTGGAAAACCTTCTTGGGCAAACGCTTTACCAGCAGGACAAACTTCTGCTGTGGATTACAATACAGGTAGTAATAACATTACTGCTTTTGTAAATACTAATCCAGCTCAAGAGTACACAGTAAGAGCAGACGCAGCTTTGACTAATGCAAGTTTCAATACATTGACTAACACTGGCTTCAACTTAAATGATGCTGGAGTAGGTGTAAGTGGTCAATCGGATTGTACATTAGATCTAGCTAATACAACTGGAACTGCAAACTATATGTGGAAAATTGTAAGATCAGCAAATGTTATGGAACAGAATGACTTTTTAGTCGCTGGTGCAGACGTTATTGTTGCTTACAACCCTCAATCTAACGCTTATCAAGCATAACCCAAATAGGAGTATATAAACAATGGCAATATCAAGAGCACAACTAGTTAAAGAACTAGAGCCAGGTCTAAATGCATTATTTGGACTTGAGTACAAACAATACGTAAACGAAGCAGCGGAAATTTTCGATACGGAATCATCAGACAGAGCTTTCGAAGAAGAAGTAATGTTAAGTGGTTTCGCAAATGCAGCAGTTAAACCTGAAGGCCAAGGCATTCAGTTCGACGATGCACAAGAAACATTCACTGCTAGATACACTAACGAGACAATCGCATTAGCGTTTGCAATCACAGAAGAAGCTATCGAAGATAACTTGTATGACAGACTTGCGTCTAGATATACAAAAGCTTTAGCAAGATCTATGGCAAACACTAAACAAGTAAAAGGCGCTGGAGTTCTAAATAATGGATTCGCAGCAGCTTTTGCTGGTGGCGATGGTCAACCGTTATTTTCTAATGCACACCCAACATTATCTGGAAATTTCAGTAATATGTTAGCGACTGCATCAGATCTTAACGAAACATCATTGGAGCAATCATTAATTGATATCGCTGCAATGACTGATGAAAGAGGCCTATTGATAGCGGCAAGAGGAATGAAATTAGTAATTCCTTCTGCTCTTCAATTTACTGCTGACAGATTGATGAAATCTGAAGGTAGAGTTGGCACAGCAGATAATGACATCAATGCATTAAAAAATATGGGCATGATACCTCAAGGGTATACTGTTAACCATTTTTTAACTAATGCAAGAAGATGGTTCATTAAAACTGATGTACCTAATGGTCTTAAGCATTTCAACAGATCACCTATCAAAACGACTATGGAAGGTGACTTTGACACTGGAAACGTAAGATACAAAGCTAGAGAAAGATATGTCTTCGGATTTTCTGACCCTAGAGGTGCTTTCGGTTCAGGCGCGTTATAATCGTTAAGTAATTAAATTTAAAAGGGGCTTTCGGGCCCCTTTTTTTTATGTTATAAGAAAGTAGAAATCATGAAAAAATTCTTAGTTAACATCAGAGCATATGGATATCATGCGCGTTTAGACGTAACGTGTGAAGATACAGCTGAAGCTATAGAAAATTCTATAGTTGACAAACTAGGAGAAAAAAGTGTAAAATGGGAAAAAGACGGATTTACAAGTCAGTCTATAAAATGGTTAACCTATGAGGAGGTTCACGATGGAACAATTACAAGACCTTTACAAAGCGAAGAGGTCGCTGGAATTGAACTGGGAGCAGGAGCATCTTAATGAGGGTAGATATACTCTCGATATGGTCAAGATTGATCATAAAGTTAGGCAAGTAATTGCTGATATTAAGATGAAGGAAGCTGAGTTAGCACATCATGTTGCTAAAATAGACGACGCTGCACCCGAAGTTTCTGTAGCTACTTAGGAAAAAGCTACACTTTTCGAATAACAATATTCACTGTGCAATCTCTTGCACTTCATTTAAAAATCATATATATTTTAATCACTATACATAAAAATAAAACAAGTGAATATAGACGCGTATAGTCGACATCCCTAGAGGACTATATTTACATATTCTAGGAGGAATATAACATGGCAATAACTACATTTTCGGGTCCTATAAAAGCAGGAACGATAAGAAACACAACAGGCGCTACAGCTGGAACTAACATGCAAAACACAGGTTTTGTTGTTATGTCTCAACAAGTTCAATTTGCTTTTGGAGATGAAGGAGCAGACGTAAATACTACTGCTGTAATCCCAGCAAACTCTCAAATCATAGATATTAAAATTAATGTTGAAACAGCATTTAATGATACAGGTGCTGATTTACTTGATATTGGAGTTGTAGGTAACTCTGATCTTTATGTTAATGATTTTGATATTAACGCAACAGGTTCTTTTGCATTAGGAGCAGCAGGACTTTGTGCAAATTGGCTAGACGTTGGAACAACTGATGTTCAAATAGCTTTCATTTATAATGGAGCTAACAATGATGCATCAACAGGCGCTGGAACATTTACTATTATGTACGCACAAAATATTAATATTACTGCGTAGTAATTAAATTTTATTAATTAAGTGTGGGCTTCGGCCCACACACAATTTAACAGGAGAAAATATTATGGGCGGCGGATCATTTTCAAGCGACCAAACAACCTTAACCATGGCTGTAATTGGAGCTGATACTTTAGCAAGAGCAGGTAGAGCTAGAATTACTTCTATTCAAGCAAAAGGAATAGCAAGTTCTACATTA